TTCTTTGATTATACTGTATCTTTCTTACCTTGATATATAGCTCGAATATGTCAAATCTATCGTCACAATGAGTGTAACAGCTAAACAGCCGTGTGTTCTCATAGTAATAGAGCTTTCTGGAGCCAACGCCTGGCTTATTATGACAGATGGTTTGGGAGACGAGCCCTTTGTCGGTATATTCGGGCTCGCCGCCCCAAGCTTCTATCAAGTCATAAATCTGCTCAAGCTCTAGCTGTTGTTTAAGCTCTTCTTTGTTATAATAACGAGAAGAGACTGCCATTACACATCAACAACTTGGATGGAAGTTACCTTTCCTCTCAAGCCATGCTGTTCGTTCAAATAAGACATGGCATACTGATAGGGATTTTGCTTTTTCTCTGCCTCGTTGCGAGTAGACAAGATGCCATCAAACATCTTCTTGGTCATCTGATAACCAATAGCTTTCTCATTCTTTAACATAAGCGTTCTCCTTTACTTTTGTTCCCAAGCTGCTGGGCCTTCGTCAATCACAACTTTAATATCTTCAATGCTTAGCATTTCCAATCGCCAGTTCGTGCAAAATTGTGGATGTATGCGGCAAGTGCCCAAATCCGCCGCACACCATAAGAAACAACCTTTATATCTACCTCTACGGTTTTTATAAATCGAGAGTTTGATGTTTGGTCGTTGGAGATTTTTATTAGAGTCAAGGATAGGCTCAAGTTTTGTTAGGTCTTCATCAGTTACTCCCAACAAAATCATACCTACGTCGATTCTGTCCGCAATACTCTTAGCGCCACGAAGCAAGTTTTGGTCCGGTGTTTCAGAGTCTTTGTAATCACCATTCAGCTGAGTGGCTGACATGATAAAGATGCCATATTTATTTGCCAAATCTTTTAGTCTAGCAGACAGCATAAAGAGGATATTATCTTCACGCAATCTAACTCCACCGGCACGTCTGGTAATTTCTTCGAGAATCTTGAGTGAAGTTTGAATATAGTCAAACAATACATACTTCACGTCATGGTCACGAATGTTCTTTTTTATCTTGTTCTCAACATCCTGGAGAGAAAAGTCTGGAAGTTCTTCTATCCAGATAGGACTTTCTCTCAAGATACGTGCGGCCTCCAGAACTCTTTCGCGCTCGTCATCTTGATATTGACCATTCAAGATATGCTCCTCATTGACATTAGACAAGAACGCGAGCATCATCGTCTGGACTTCGGATTTATCTTGCTCTGTCGCTATGAACAAAGTCGGCTCGCAAGTTCCATTCTTAATCCACCCGAATTGCTCGTGATATATCTTATTGCACGCAAAATTGCAAGCATCTGCAATCATAGATCTCGTCTTACCGGTGCCAGTAGCGGCCGACCGCAAATAAAACTTTCGCAATCTTGCTCCTCTTGTTGCGGTGTTGATTAACTCGCCATAAAGTGGAATACCAATCTCGGGGTGCTTCTCCAGGTCTTCAACCAATTCAACAATACCGTCACCAGCTTGATAACCCAATCCTAGGTCATCTTCCACATACTTGCCACGAATTTCGTCTATTGTTTTATCAATAACATCTGCAATATCAATTAGGGAGGTATTATCCAACCAGTCCTCTTGCTTCTGACGCTTCTGTAAATCAATAACTTCATCTGGGTCATACAGGAAGGATACATCCATTACCTGGTCATATGCGCGCAGTAAAGTGAATTTCTTTAGGCGATTATAGTAGTAATTAAAAGTATCTTCTCTAGCGTTCTTTGCCGCTTCCATTAGATACTCAATACCTTTATTTTGAGTGAAGATTTTCTCAAATTTCGGACGATTTGCAAGATAGTCAATGATAGCATCTATGTTCACCTTACTACCAGTCAAGTGAATATTATAAATACTACCAAACACAATCTTGTGAAAGTCCTCAATGAAATCCTCTTCATGGATGATGTACTTATCAGTATCATCAAGAATAGAGGCGTTATTTAGTACGCAACCAATTACCTGTGTAATGGCTGCAACGTCCACATATCCAGTCTTCATTCTTCTGCCTCCTCGTCTAAAAAGCTAAATAATTTGCGAGTATGCTTCATAGGTTGGCGCTGAGGAGGCTGTATATGTATCTCTCTAGTCGGTAACACAAAGTTTTTAATTTCAATACCCGTGTTTTGCTGTTGCGCTTCCCATAGTGCTCGCCAATATATCAGTGCGTCATTCCACACAAAGGGGATGATACCTATACCCCCGTTAGCTTTTTCTATTGAGCCTTTCTTTATCTCGAAATGATACTTCAAAGACTTATACATTCCGCTGTAACTATAATTCTTGTCTTTGTGAAAGGTGTCTATCTGTTTTCTAATTTTTGGAGAGATAGAGCTAATTCCAAATAAGCTCTTGATATAACTTTCCAATAACTCTTTATCTTTCTGCTCTTTTGTTTTGCTCTGTTCAGCGGTCTCTGCACAAGCCTTATGAGCGTAACGTCTTGCGTTAATCATTACATAAGGTTCTACATTGGCGTCAAACTGTTGATTGCATATGGGACACTTCACGATATGCTTAGCCATTCATTACGCTCCTTTCTTTCCTTATAAATATAATAACATATTTATCGTGAAAAATCAAAGAAGGAGAGTACTACCTAGAGCACTCTCCTTCTCCTCTATCAACCTTTCAGCAAGGCCTTCAAATCGCTTACGATTAAATCTAGCTGCTCAGATTGCTCGGGTACGCACTCTGCAACCTTTTTACCCTTACCAAGATAACGCTCAACAATAGCAGTAATCTTGCTAGAGTTAGACTGGTTAGCAGTCATCAGCTCACCAACCAACTCCTGGAACTCTTTGGTAAGAGCGTCGAAGTCATATGTGGGAGCAACTGGCATTGTAATCTTTTCGTCGGTTACAAACTTGCCACCGGTCTCTGCGGCCTCCTTGTCGATAGCGCCTTGCAGTGCCTTGACAAGTTCGTGGTAGTTTGTGGTAATCTCATTGGGGATATACTTGAAGCGGCAACCGCACTCAATAGAACCATCAGAGCAACGTAGGGTTAGCACAGAAGGTTCATCCTTGCGGACCTGGTGAGCATATCCATATACATCGGCCATACCTGCGATTACGGTTCTCACAGAGTTAGACAAAGCAGGACGAACAATAGTGCGAGCATCTGCTCCTTCGCCTATTGTAACTTCCTTGTCGTGACCGATGAAGAATACGGCATATCCCAGCTGAGTAAGACCTCTAAAGACGTCGTTAAACTCGTCCTTGAACTTAGTCCAGCCTTTGCCGTAACCAAGATCACCAAGGTCTTCAATGTCGTTTTGGGAACAGATATACTTCTTACATCTGTCTGCGGCAATGTCGACTGTGTCAACGATAACCGCGTTAAAGTGTGCTCTTACCTCTGGCTTTTTCAGCTCACGGTAAGCCTGTTTCATTTCACTCCAAGAGGTAATGTCCTGAGCGACAACACCAGGAAGTGCGTGATAACCAGGCTCAAATGCCAGAAGTAAGGCTCCTTCCATCTATGTGGCAAGAGTGGTCTTACCAGTCTTAGGAGCACCATAGATGTAGGTGATATAACCGCTCAAGTCGCGGCTAACTTTATGTGGCTGTAGACTCAATAAATCCATAACGCTCTCTCCTTTACTTTATTGTTTAAGATATAAGGGTCAATTGACCCTTATATCAAAAATTGTAATCGCCCTTGGCGGGTGCAGTAGGTGCACTAGCCTTGGCAAGAGCGTTATTCTTAGAAGCCTGATACTCGTCCTGACGCTTCTTCACATCAGCCAGGTCAACTTCACGCTGAGCGAGAGCAGCAGACAGCTCAGAAGCGAGGATGCCATCCTCAGAGTCCCACTCGTAAGTTTCCACAGCAGCCCAGTTGATTACGAAATCACGCTGAGAGCTACGAGTCTCCTTAACGATGGTACCACCGAATGCGCTCTCCTCTTCCTTCTTGCGAACCACGGTCTGGGAAATCTGCTTACCCTGAACGCGGGTAAAGACAGGAGACTTGCCAGTGGCACCAAGGTTCTCGAAGTAATCAAGAGCTGCGGCAGGAGCGTGAGGCTCATACACGCTGAACTCAACAGGCAGAACAGCCTTGCGGAAGTTGAAGATGTAACCCTTAACAATAACCTTCTCGGGAGTATCCTTCTCGGGATCAGCCTCCACACGCTTTACGCCGGTAATGACCATATCCACATCGAAAGTGGCGCGCTGAGCCTCGTCACAAAGCTCAGAAGTCTGATGGACGAAACCGCCCTCATTACGCTTCACAGAAACCAGCTGATTGTCGTTACGAGTGTCATACCACTCGTTCAAATCAATAGCGGTGTCAATACGGAGCTTGCCGGCATTCTCCTTGCCATGCTCCATAGCGCTGCCAATCTTACCGTCGATGACAGACTGGAGAATGTTAAAGGTTGCATTGGGCTTACCATTCTTGGTGGTAGCGGTTACATAAGAGAAGTGGACCTGAACAACGTTGAGCATCTCGTCGTCGGTTGCCACAGAGATAGTACCGTTAATGAACTCGGTACCAGGATTCTTGGAATTGGGGCCAGAAACCTTCTTCTCCAGGCTGTGCTCATACAGACGACCTTCGATATGGGCGTTATTATTCATGACTTTCTTCATTGCTTGAACTCTCCTTTAATTATTCGTTTTCTTGCAAATTTTCTTTGTACTCAATGATATTGAACTCTTTTCCCTTAGAGGAAAGAGAGTAGATGACGGGATTTTGTCCCGCCTTATCGACGAAACCGTCAGTGCACAACTTGCGGATTGCGCCTGAAACCTTGCGAGAAGACACTCCCATGCCATCCGCAATATCCTTTGCCTTGTGGGAAGTATTGGAACTACCCTGCAAGTATTCAAGGATTTCCAGGCCAGCCTCAGTGAACATAGGCTTCTCTTTA